GGCGGGTACTCACAAGCCTATGTCTGAGCTATTAGCTGATGCTGCTACTGATAGTCCATTGAAGTTCATGGATATGGCTAGTAAACACGTTCCTAAAGAAACAAGCCTTGAAATAACCGCTATGACTAACGCTCGGCGTCTCACAGACCAAGAATTACAGGATATCATCGCCCAAAGAGCACAGGAACGTAGACAAGCCCTTGATAAACCACAAGTTATTGAAGGTGAGTCCAAGGATATAACAGAGGCAGGCTAGCCCCTATACCCTTTTAATCACACGCTCTGTAAGCACATACCAGCCCCTAGAATAACTTGGTAGTGCATTGGCTAAGGGTCAACACACTACGCTCTTACAGGTATGTAGGGAACCTTATATGGTGTCCACTCACCCACACAACTCTTAGCACCACACAAGTTAACGGACAATAAACGACCATATATCGACCATAAAACGCACTTAATAAAAATATTTTCAAAAATTTCTATAAAATTCTACAATTCAATCCTTTATTAATGTGGGTTTCTACCTTATACTGGGGTAAATGACACAAAGTAATGGAGGATTTATGGAGGTAGACAAGATTGTTTTATCGGACGGGAGTGAATTTCATCGGCATGTCTTCAAGGAGGCTTTCCCTGTTGAGAGGATGGGTTCCGAGGAACTTAACGAGGCGTGGAAATTAGCAACAGCCTATACCAGACATTGCAAGAAATACAACCTCCCTGCTAACTTAGTTCTTGATGGGGCTGCATGGAATGTAAGGTCCTTCGTTGAACTTTGAAGAATTACTAAAAAGAGCCGGGATTAGTCGTGCTGAACTTGCCCGAAGATTAGGTATGAACCCTAACTCTATTTACAACTGGAAAGACTCACCGCCGAATTACGCAGTTGCTTACCTTAAATTATTAATTGAATATAATCGGGCGAGACCGTGAAAATATTTCTTAGTTTTTTAGCTGCGCATATTTATTGTTGGTTCCATTGGGATTATTCAGTTAATTGGATGAAACTTGACGATGAGCTAGAAGCAATCTGGGTAAGTAATGGTGAAAACTTTATTTATTGGATGAAGAAATGAAAAATTTAATTTTTCATCTTTTTTTAAAGCCGTTAATTAAACGAAATTATCGCCTTAGATATAAATCAGCTATTTTAGGTGATGGTAAACATCCTGATGAATGGTACTGGGCAGATTCCCTTGCGGTTAGTTGGGGGTACTATGTTGCTTCCTAACACCTCTCTTTTCTGCCGACTTCCCAGCGATGGAAAAATTATGTCTTTATGTCTTTATAAAAATAAAATACTAGCTGTTTATGATGGCGATAGTTACCTAATCGACAAGAACGGGATTTGGGAGAAAATTGAACCTTCAACGTTTGTAAAAGAATATAAGGTGCGGCCATGAATAGGCGCACAAAATTAACAAACAGAATGAAAGACGAGTATCTTAGGGGCAAAAGAGATGCTTATATAACAATGACAAAATATTTAAGGGACGCTTATCTTTTAGACCTTAACGGACTAAAAATAAATCTTCCGGGAAGTCGGTTTACTGGGGGTGAGTATGAACGGTTTGTTTAAATTATGAGAAAATCAGTTTTCCTAGTGAGGAATAAATGAATTACGTCATAAGAGCTAATAGAGCCATTCAAGTCTTCCGGCTTTTAGCCTACAAAGGCGGAGCTGAACCCATTACGGTAGACTTTAGCCCGTGGGCTGACGACGGCGGTACTGTGACGGCAGTGACCGCAGAAGTAAAGTCAGGCGATGCGTCAATTTCCAACGAATCTATTTCTTCTAATGTTAAGTCCTTTCTCTTGACGACAGCTCAAGCTGGAAGTTCTATGGTTAAATTGACTGGTACGGCGGGGAACAATAAACCCATTGTCCATATTTACGTCGTTTCAAAAGACCCAAATAACCAAGTTTACGACTACGGAATCACTCAAGGGTGATTTCAGATGACGAGGCGGCGAAAGTCTTATTAGAAAGAAGTCGTGCAAGAAACTCATTGGCTAAGTTTTCCGAATTTATTAATCCTGACGAACCTCCTGCCCTTCATCATCGGCTTTTATGTGATGCGCTTGATAGCGTGGTTGAGGGAAAGATTAGACGGCTGATGGTTTTTATGCCTCCTGGTAGTGCAAAATCCACGTATGGCTCGGTGCGGTTCCCTTCTTACTATCTTGGTCGATTCCCAGCTAATAACATTATAACGGCCTCTGCTGACAAAGATTTAGCAAACAGTTTTGGCCGGAAAGTTAGAAACACGGTCGATTCTGAAGAATACAGTTTATTATTTGATACGAAGTTAGCTGATGATTTAAAAGCCAAAGGGGAATGGGCAACAAATAAGGAGGGAACATATAAGGCGGTTGGGGTTCAGTCTAATGTTGTAGGTAGAAGAGCGGATTTAGGATTAATAGATGACCCAACAAAGGGAATCGAGGACGCAGACAGCCCGTTGGTTAGAAATCGTGTATGGGCATGGTATAAGGCAGATTTTTTCCCTCGGCTGAAGCCGAATTCCGCACAAATTATTATACAAACTCGATGGAACATCGACGATTTGTCTGGGAGAATTTTACCTCCTGATTGGAATGGAGAGAGCGGAGATTTTGAAGGGTTTGACGGTCAAATATGGAAAGTTATCTGTATCCCTGCTCAAGCAAGAGAAAATGATATCTTAGGAAGAAAGGTCGGAGATTGGTTGTGGTTAGAGTGGTTTCATGAGCAGTTTTGGAAAGAAACTAAAGCTGTTCAAATGTCGGATGATACTCGAAACTGGGAAGCCCTATACCAACAAGTACCTCAACCCGAAACCGGAGTATTTTTCCAAAGAGATATGTTTAAACGCTACAAAATAGGGGAAGAGCCTAAATTAACTCTTTATGGGGCTTCTGATTGCGGTGTTTCTGATAATGCGGGAGACAGCACTGAGCATGGAGTTGGCGGGTTTGATAAAAATGAAGACTTGTATTTTACTGATTGGTGGTCAGGTAAGGTCACAATGGATGTTTGGATCGATTCCCAAATAAGAATGGCCAAAAGACACAGCGTCTACGATTGGTATGCAGAAGTTGGGGTGATTAGAAAAAGCTCAGAACCTTACCTAATTAAACGAAAACGAGAACTTAATGCTGGCTATGTTAGCCAGTGGCTCCCCCATTTGGGAGACAAAGCAGCTAATGCACAAGGTTTTCGGGCGCTAGCTTCAGCAGGGAGGGTTTATATTCCAAGATGCGAATGGGGGGATGCTTTGATTAATCAGTTGGTTAGATTTATCCCTAACGCTAATTTAGAGGACGACAAGGTGGATGTATGCGGTTTATTTGGACGAATATTAAACAGAACATTTGGTGCACAGCTTACGGTTGTGCCTAAAGCCCCTGAGACTGATATGTGGGGACGACCCGTTCAGTCAGAAGAGAATTGGAAGGTACTATGATTTCGTTAGACACGGTTAAAAAGCATGTCGAAGAATTCCTAAACATCACCGCTCAAGCCCGTATTTTATCTGAGCGTGACCGAGACTATAAGGACCACAAGCAATGGACACCCTCAGAAGAGGCTAAATTACGCTCAAGAAACCAAGCAGCTATTGTGGTAAACAGGATTAAACCCAAAGTAGACGGGTTAAAAGGGCTGTTAGTTTCAAGGAAAACCGATCCAAAAGCCTACCCTAGAACTCAAGCCCACGAAGGCGCAGCCGAAGCCATCACAGACGCACTTCGATTTATTTCTGACAACAATGATTTTGACTCCATAAAATTAGACGTAGCCGACAATGTTTTTGTAGAAGGTTACGGTGCGGTGATAATTGAAGTTAAAAAGAAAAAAGATGATAGAGAAATCGTTATTTCTCACATCCCGTGGGACAGATATTACTTCGATCCCCATTCCCGACGATTAGACTTTGCTGATGTAAAGTATAATGGGATTGTGGTATGGATGGATGCCGAAGATATTGCTGAACAGTTTGGCATTGAAGCTACGCCTGACGACATAATGGCTACTGACGGGGGCGAGACTTTTGATGATAGACCTAAATGGGTAGATACGAAGCGAAAACGAGTAAAGGTATGTCAGCATTTCTATCTTGAAAAAGGTGTGTGGATGATGTGCTTTTTCACAGGCTCTCAGTTTTTAATCGAACCTCGGCCTTCTCCGTATTTAGATGAGGATGGTGACCCAATTAATCCAATTGAAGCGGTGGGGTCGTATATTGACCGAGATAATAATCGTTTTGGTGAAGTTAGGTTTTGGATCGACCTTCAGGACGAAATTAACCATCGACGGTCTAAATTCCTCCACATTCTCAACAATCGTCAAACAGTCGGCAGAAAGGGTGCGATTGCAGACATTTCCAGTTTTAAGCGTGAAATGTCCAAACCCGACGGGCATGGCGAGTATATTGGGGAAAAGGGCGACATAGAATTCATCCCGACAAACGAGATGAAGGATGGGCAATTAATCTTACTGCAAGACGCTAAAAGCGAGCTTGACGCGGTAGGGTTCAATGCCCAACTCTCAGGCGAGCGACAGGGGGATTTGTCAGGAAAAGCCATTTCCAATCTACAGCAAGCCTCTACTAATGAATTGGCTCCAATGTACGCCGGAATTGAGGGGTGGGAGCGTCGAGTTTACCGACAGGACTGGATGCGTGTTAAGCAGTTTTGGGATAAAGAGAAGTGGATCAGAATAACAGACGACTCCCAAATGCTGAAATGGGTAGGCATTAACCAACAAGTAACAATGCAAGCCCTTCTCGAAGAGCAGATCAACAACGAAGCACAAGATTTAGGTGTAAGACAAGATGCGGCAATGGTGCTTAAAAGATTGACTGATTCGCAAGACCCTAAACTTCAGCAGATTGTCGAAACCCGCAATGACGTTGCAGAATTAGACGTAGATATTATTATCGAAACCTCCGTAGACACGGTGAATATTCAGAAAGAACAGTTTGAACTCATGGCGAATTTAGCTCAAACGGGCAATTTATCTCCTGAGATCATCGAACTGTCCACATTAAGAGAAAAACAGAAACGTAAATTAATTGAAGGGATTAAATCTCAGCAACAGGCCGCCAATCAGCAAGCTCAACAACTTGCGAAGATTGAAGCTGGTAAAACAATAGCCGAGACACAAGAGAAGGTCTCTAAAGCAGAAAAATTGGATGCAGAAGCTCAGCAGACTGTTGTGCAAACCCATCTGTTATCAGAGCAACCCCCGAAAGATAGCGGAGTTGTGATATAGGGCGTTACAGGACGCTACCACTTAATTTAGCCGCTTAACTGCGGTTTTTTATTGCCTGTAAAAAGGCTCCGCCGCCGGGATTCCGGGCGATAGCTGACGACGAGCAACGGTCGATGGAGTACAACATGAGTGATTTAGATGAAATCTTAGATAGCGAAGAAACCGTAGAAGTATCTGTTGAAGAAAAGACAGAGGAAACTACAGAAGAGGTAGACGCTAAGGGCGAAACCGAGGAAGCCGTTAAGGAAGACTCGAAGGATGAAACGCCGGCATCCCAAGAATCAGAAGAAATCTCATGGACTAAAGCGATGGCACTTGATGAGAGATCGAAACGTCAAGCTGTTGAATCTGAGCGCGATAATCTGCGAAACCAGCTTAACGTGCAAAACAAACCTGAACGACCCGATATTTTTGACGACCAAGCGGCGGCGTTTGATCACTTTAGAGGTGAGATAACCGAAGCGCGCGTGTCGGATAAAATTAATCTGTCCAAAGACATGATGTCTATGTTAAAGCCAGATTACGACGAAAAGGAAGCCTCCTTTATGGAGATGGCGAAAGCCAATCCTTCTCTAGTGAATGAAATGCTCGCCCATCCTAATCCTGCGCGATTTGCGTATGAAGCTGCCGAAAAGCAGCAAACATACAATGATATGCAGAACGTGGATGAATACCGAGCAAAAATGGAACTAGAAATTCGTGGAAAAATCGAGGCCGAAATAAAGGCAGAAAATTCAGCAGCGATCGAATCTGAGGCGAAGAAGTCTCAAGCAGATGTGCC